AGCAGCTGTCCTCTCTAGAAGGTGTTAATGACCCTCAACCCATCCGGAAATCCGGAAAAACAGGTTTACTCTTCGAGAATTAAACGGCTTTCACCGTTGTCTTCCTCGTCGAGAATTACCTGGGCATACCGTGGTACAAAGATATTGATTTCTTTGTAACCTCCTGGCTTTGCAGCCAGCCCACCGACCATGTCCAGTAAACCTAATTTACGACACTCGGGCTTATTGAGGCCCTCACGCCGGTAAAAGTCTGGCACATGGCCGGATTCAGCCGCCAATAAACTAGCGACTAACTGACCCTCAGGGAGATCATCACACAATTCGGTTTGTGACCTACTAAGTGCTTTGACCGTCCACCCTTCCCACCCTCGTTTAGAGGGGAGAAGCTTAAGCTCATCAACGGCGCCAATGAAGGCGCCATCTCCGAAGCCATCAGGAAGGCGGGGTTCACGCCATTTCGCCGGTGCAAGCCCGCGAAGACTCGTGAGAGCCTCCGTATTCGATAACTCGCTCCTTCGCAACCACCTTCTCAGGTTGTTGTGTACTAAGAACAAGCGATCTAACGACCGCACAGGACGTCTGACATAAAAAGGAGTTATCTCCGCGCCGAGAAAGTAGTGTTTTCCACAGCTTTCTCTATATGGTCCCTCAAAGAACGTCTTCCCGGCATTAGGGGTGAAACCCGCTTGCCAGAGTCGGCGCAACAGTTCAGGACATTTCGTGCTACGGATAACAAGATCATCACCGTAGACGAGCACAGAGTTATCCCTCTCCCAAATATTAGTACAGCACACCTGCTGGGCGATAGCCCAAAATATGAGCGATTCAAGCTCAAAGGTGTAGCCGTTACCCATTGAGGAGAACTTCTGGTACCGAATTACTGTACCATCAGTAAGAACGCCAACTGGCGAACGGCACTGCTCAAGTGCCCACCACCAATCGTTAGGAAGGAGGAACTCTACTAGACTAAAGGAAACGGTATCGCTAGCCATGGAAAGATCCACGGTCGCGAGGGAACCGTCTATGCTACCCAAGCGGGCGGCATTTTGGTTATTCCTCTGATCGTTCAAATCAACTCCAACCGACTTAAGTTTCCGACGAATCACGCTCCCGATCCCTTTTTGAATGTAAACATTCATACAGGGCTCTTTCGCAATGGTTCTATCGGTCTTAAAATTCTTAGGAACGGTAATAACGCTGTTCCCTGGAATCACTGTTACCAGATCATCTGGGGTCCCTCCTCGAGAGAGGACGTTATGTTTCCACAACGAGTTCATGCGAATAGCGCACGAAGCTAGGGCAGCGTTGCCAGAGGTGCTTTCTGGTTTACCAGAATATTTATGGGCAGCATAGCTCTCGGAACGGCGTAGGCGGGTTGTACCACCTGGGCCGTGACCGAAGAATTTCGCACACTCATCCCAAGAGAACGTCCCCAAGAGTTCCCATATACGCCTCCTAACACAAACCCAAAAAGGGTCGTATTTGAAGGTTCTAGGTACTATCTGGTTAGTCTCAAGACACAAGCGTTCGGCCTCGTGGAATCGCTTCCACGTAGTCTCCTCTTTTATTGGCGACGGTTTCCCGTCATCGTATTTTGAGAAGACCTCCCTCAGCAAGAGGGACCCTCGCGCAGCCTCTAAACTAGAAAAGTCTAAAGGAGTTTCACGACCAAGAACGCCGACAGGAGAAATTCCTGTGACGGTGGCGAGTAGCGAGAGAAATCTCTCATTGCTGAAACCGATACCAGCACCGATGTCGCGTTTACGCGTCATATAGATACC